TTTGCAGTTACCACATCAATTGCACCAAACTGAACCTTACTGTCTCCTGCTGCATTCAGACCAAGAGAACAGTTCCCAGACAACAATGCCGGGTAGGTATCCTCCAACGTCACAGTAAGTTCTCCTGTCCCTGTACGTGCCACAGACCAACCTTTGCCTGTGTTATTGTCAGAGTCAGGATCTGAACTCCCATTCGTGGTGAAGGAACCTGTTACTATTTTCAGTTCAGGATTTAATGCCTGAACATTCCTAAAGACTCGACTTGCCATTTAATCCTCCTTTTAGGCTAGAGCAATTCGGCAATTGAATCCTGGAGCAGAACATGCAAGCTGACCGTAAAATCCAACACGGACCTCTACGCCATCTGCACTCGACTGTCTGAGAACACGGTTCCCATCAGAATCGATGATGCCTACAGTCTCTCCAATGGTGCAAAGTTGCCATGTGTCCATCTGAAGTGCATAGGCTACTGCAACAGGACAGTCCTTATCTGGGATTATTTTCACCACCCCATAAGGTGCATACATTTCCATAGAACGGAAACCTGCTCCTGTGCTTGGATCAACTTCACGTTGAACGGTGGATTCAAGTTCTTTCTCCAATCCAACAAAATCTGTGAAAGAACAGAAAATGGTGTCAGGTTGTCCTCCTTCTCTTGCACATCGTGCAAGACCATTGATGATGGTCTCTTCACGAGTTGAAGAGTAGGTCATCCTCTGACCACCCAGACGGGTTGGATCTGAACTACGATCCTGTCCGAAGAATGCAGTTGATCCTGGTGCAGAACTTGGAATCCAATCTGCCAGACCACTTACACCATTATCGTAGTTTCCTTCGATGTAGATGTAGTCATTCTGTTGAATTGCAGAGATTCCTGTGCTCAGATCTGCACTCGTTGTGATCTGACTTGCTGCTGCATCACGGTCTACTGCAGAGACAGTCAGTGAACCTGAACGTACTGATCCTCCTGTGAGGGTTGAAGAAACCACCAACTTCTGATTGACTTCAAAGTTGAGTGCATCAGAGTCTGTCACCAGATCCAGAGAGGTGGTGGCATAAGACCCGTTATTCACCCGACCTATGGATGCAGAAGACGCACGGAAGAGTTGTCTTGAGAGAGCATCTCCCACACTCTTTGCAACCTGATCAATCTCAGTGGTTGCAGCATCTAAGAAAGCATATTCATTCCCTTGTGATGCAAGCAACGTCTCATTGTCTACAGTTGCAACCCCATAGTGCTTCTTCCTTGTGATCAGGAATTCTGCAATCTGGGATGCAGTTGCATTGGATTGTGCAGTACTGAATGTTGCACTGACCCCTTGAGGTCTCCCGTAGATTACGGGTATTGGTAAGTTCTTCCCTTTGAACCTTGGGTTCTTGGGAACTAATGTTAACCACGGATGGTTCTTGTAAACCGTGTCTATGACAGGTTTATCACGATAATATTGCTTGAGAGCATTGTCCCATGCGGTCATGTCGGCGGATGCCATTGTCAGTAAACTCCAAATAGAAAGTCATAATCATGCTCCCGATTTGGTCTCTCTGAAGACGTTGACTGCCCTCTCCAATGCTTCATGCTTGGAAAGTGGACCAGTCTTGGTCTCTGAGGTCTTCAACCGGGAAGTTCCTTTAGAAGAAAGGGTCCTCGATTGACTTTTCTGGACCTCACCCAATGGCTTTTCGGAGGGTGATGCTAAACCATAAATACTTCTTACTTTTTCATTCTGAACTGCTTTATCCATGAACTCACGGTAGGTGTTTTCAACCTGTTCCAGAACATCCTCATTGGTGAGGGGTTCATTCCCGTTCATGGCATAATGCTTCTGAATGTCCAGAATGCTCTGTTGTGCTTCATCCCAGAAGGATGTCACCAACGGATACTTTTCGGTGTCATCAACCATACTTTTCAACTCAGAAACATAAGACTGCACCTCCTGGGAGGCAAGGTCCTTCTGTTTCTGTCTATCTGAGTCAAACTTTTCCTTTTTCAATAAAGAGATCTCCTCCTGCATCTTCTGCAGGGCAGTCCTCTCTGAACCTCTGTTAAGTACCTGATCTGTCATGGATTCATAGTTTGATCCTAACACCTCAGATGCTTCCAGATGCTTTCCTTGCTCTATGAGGTTACGTGCCTCCTTGAGCTTACCGAGATCATCATTCTGATCCTTTAACTCCTGTTCTTTCTGAAACAGTTCTCTCTTCTTTTTTGCAACCTCTGAGAATGCTTTGGAAACAGTGGGTTCCTTCTCAGGTTTCTCCTCTTCTGCAACAACATCAGACTCCTCTGAAGTCTTCTCCACAGAGTCTTCCTTGATGATTCCTCGGTCTTTGAAGAATTGTTGTGCTTCTTCTGAAAGTTGTGGAGTCTCCTCCACAGTCTCTTCTACTGCAGTCTCTTCTGTCATATTGGTAATGGCGATTCTGGGGTTTCAGGAGTCTGAGGCATTTCAGGCATCAGATCTGTTGGTACAGGGACTCCTCCTGCAACTGGAGATGCTGGTGCAGCAGGTGATTCAGGAAGTCCCTGTGGTGCCTGCATCTGTACCTGATTGAGCATCGTCTGTGTCTGGACTATGAACTTGTCAAGGAGGGCAATCTTTTCTGCATCCACACCCTTCTGCCTTGCTTCCAAGTATGCCAACTGGAACCGTTGCTTTGCCAGATTCAGATCCATGTATGGTTCTGGACCAATGTACTCTCCTTCATCTAGGATCTTGGAAATCCTCCACTCCACATCTGCTTCTGCTGCTTCATAAACCTGTGTTACTGAATTGAGGTCTGGAAAGTCCAAAAGACGAGTGATCTGCTCCTTCTTGTCAATGACTCCAATGTTGATCAGTTCCTCAACAGTCTGGAGCTTTCCTGCAGGAAGAGATGGAAGAATTGAGACAGGATATGGTTCCAGAATGAACTCATCCCGTGCCAATCGGATCTTCTCAAAATCCACCTTGCTCATCTCTCTACGATACGTGGTCTGAACCCGGTAGGACCCACTCTCCTTCACAATCTCTTCTGCCAACTCAAAATAATGCTCTGCTGCACTCATGAATGCACTTTCATAACGTCTTCCAATGAGAATGAACCTCTCAGTTTCTATGTCATGATAAATACGCAGGGCAGCACCTGATTCCAATCCTGCAGGTTTCTTTCCTGTTGCAGACAACTCTGAAATCCCACTGATCTCATATGCCCTCTGATAGAGTCTGTCCAGATGGGCAAAGACTTCAGGATGAACTGCTGCAGGGGTGTACACCACAGGAGGTTGTCCATTGTAATGAATGATTGTTCCAGGTTGGTTTCTGATGTGAGATGGGGCAACCTTAGACCCTGCCTGAAGAAACACCATTGGGACACTAAGAAGGTGCATACTCTGCTGAATCCTGATGCATAATGCATTGATCTCCCTCTGAACAGGATACAGTTGCTCTGCCAAAGAGATTCCTCCAAATCCTACAATGGAATCACTCCATTTGAGGATCAGAAACGGGTACTGAGACCTTCCATATTCCTCATCTAAAAGTGTTGCTCCTTCAATACAGATTACATGTCTTCCATCATCAGAATCTTCACTGGTAGGCAGGTGCCATCCTTCAACAACCTCACATAGATCAGAATCTGGTGTTTCATCCTGTTTTCCTATTGAAATGTTGTTGATTTGAGTTGAAAAACCTGAAAAACGGTCCAAAAGATAACTTTTATGTACTTTTTTGACCTGATAGAGACTCTGAGGTTCTCCATAGAGGGCATCATCCATGTCCCAGAGGATTTCATTTGCAAATATCCTCTCAATCTGGATTTTGTTGTCTTCAGAGTAGATTTTGAGCACTCCTATATCAAAAATACAGGAATCCTGGAAGATTTTGGGCATCAGATCATACAACTTCGTCTGCATGAACAATCCTTCCATCATCCGGCCCATCATCTTTGCCTTTGTCTTCAGAGAATAGTCTCCTCCTTCAGTCAAATACATTGGACGAGGACGGTTCTTCCCAATCTTGGATGTGATGGTGTCGATCATCGACTGAGTGACATTCATACGCATACGCATGTCATCCCTCTTGTCCAAGGCATAAGATGCTGTTTTGACTACTCCATGCCTGAAATCCTGTAAATCATACTTCCTCTGACTGTAAACCCTGAGAAAGTCCAGATTTGCCTGCATCCTGTCATAATGATTGTTGTTGAGTTCATTGATGACTCCCATCAACTCATCATGACAACTATCTACATCAGACTCCCACCAGAACATCCTAACTCCTCATGTATGGTCCTACCATGTCACTCTCCGTGGGGTCTGAATGACCCTGTGGAACTGCTTGGGGTTGGGTTTCCATTACTGGTGTGAACTCCACACAGATTCCCATACCCTCAAATGTCTTGACTCCACTGTCCTTGAGAAATGTCACCATCTCCATGATCTCCCTTAAATTCATCTCATCTCTTAAAATTACCTTCTCTTCCTTACCAAACATTACTTCTTCTTTCCCTTACCCTTCTTCTTCTTATGATATCCTGGCATCAACTGCTCCTTTGATGTAGGTTTCAGAAAAATAGGGGACTAGGTGTCCCGACCTCCCCAATACCACATGGTGCTCAACCGGGTTTGTTAAAACCCTGGTACTAGAGTACTGTCCCCTATTTCGTAATTCAGTTCACTTCCCACCACTCCAACTCCTCATCTTCTTCAACCCTCTGGACCTTTGCAATCATGTCTGACTCCATCTCCTTCTCCAACTGTGTGAAATACTCACTTGATCCAAAATCAGGTTTTGGAGTCTGCTCCCTGTGTAAATAATGAAGTGCTTCCCTCCATGCATACAATGCTGCATCACAACAATGATTCTCACAGTTCTCTGCTTCCTTATACCTGCCCTTCTCCATCTGACCCTGATCCCACTCCAATAAATCCAACTCATCAATATACGATTCTGTCAGAGGTCCCTTCACAATCTGTATCCTCCCCCTCTCAAAATCACTGTTCATCAACGTGATGTGATCTAACTTACGTGCCTTCTCTGCAGGAAACAGATTCAACTCAAACCTCTTGTTCATCTCTTCTGTAATCATCTTACCCAATCCTCCTGTGTCAACCACACTCCTTACGAATCTGTACCTCTCTTCCAACCTTTTGATCTTTTCCGCAATCTCTGCAACCCCCATGTGAGGAGCCTTTTCGGCATGTACACAGTAGACCTCTGGGATGTCTTCTGAAAATGCCAACACCACAAATGCAGTCGAATCCTCATATCCCAGATCCACTCCGAGTACGAAATCGAAAAAGTTCTCTTCCAACTCCTCTTCAACCACATTCCTGTCTTGTGAAAAACGATACACCATAGACTCGGTGTCTCTTGTCCACTCTCCAAGATACTCCCTCCTGAAAATTGGTGTCTCATTACTCCACCCATTCTCTTCCTTCCTCCTGTCTAACCATGTCTGTGCTCCTGGTAAGTGAGGATTGTCCAACAAGGTCCAGTTGTGCTTACTCCAACTACTACGTTCAAATGCATCTGCATCATAAAAATAACCAGAACTGGATGCATTCGGAGTTCCAAACATCCAAATCGAACCATCAAGGTCCAAAGTCGCAGGTTCCAATACATCCTCTATCAATGTGTTTAAAATCGATGTACGCATACTCTGTGCTTCATCAATTACACACAACGAATACTTAGGTCCCCTCCACTTATCTACCTCATCCCTGTCCTGTGCTCCTCCCAATACAATACTACTTCCATTACTCAACTTGACTGTCAGATCATTCTGCCTGAACTCTAAGTCCAATCCAAACCCACGGTCCATCTCTCCCAATGTGTTCCACAATATCCTACGTGCATTCTTGATCGACAGAGTGATGTAAGGACACATGATCCCGGGAGTCGAGATTGCTGCACTCAACAACCCTACTGCTGCTAAATGTGTCTTTCCTGCCCTCCTACTACACCTCGCTAATTTCTTCTTCCTACCATCTCCTATAAACCCCGTCTGTGAAGGAAATAAACTCCTCTGCAGATTCTCACCCTTTACCCTTAACTCCTCTTCCTTTTGCTGCCTTAACCTGCTTCTTAACAACACCTGTTCCAACAATGCCCGTTGCTCCCTCGATAACCCCAAGTCGTTCTTTGTACTTCTCTTCTTCTTTGCAACGGACTTTGTAACCATCCTCACTCTCCATCATTAATATATTTCCTACGGGGATCATATAATTCACCATCCGACCATCCATCTTCGGGGGTGCTCCATATACCTTCACAAAACCATCTGAATACTCCATCAGTACCCCATGGTCCGTCTGACTCAACCCCCTTCCATTATCCAACCCAGGTAAGTTCACTGCCTTCTCCATGATGATCATCTCTATCTTCATATCCACATCCGATAAGGGTTCCAAATAAAATGCACTTCCTTGAAATGATTCAATGCAGGTGTCCTATGGGAACACTCCACCTCTCCTTCTA